CCAACGGATAAGGTCGGAGGCACAGGGCATTTCAGCGCCGACCATACGCATGAAGCCGGAGATACTACGGTTGCCGTAGCGCTCAAACTCTTTCTCGTAGAGATCGGGGAGATATTGGTTTAAAAAGTTAAAATCGGAACTACCGATATAGTTTGTTGCGCCAATCTGCCTATTTGCAGATGGCTGTAAAGCAAATGATGGTGATGCGTTAACTGGCATGGTTTAGTTTTTTTAAGGTTTAAAAGATTTTATGGTAAGTCCCCCCGTTCTAGACGATGACGGAGATGCAGCCGCAACCTTGAATCCACCAGTACTAACAGGCTGACCAAAAGTACGAACGTCCATATTTATGTTCTTGCTCTTTTGGGCCAAATCCTGTGTCGCGTCAGCAGCGCCTTGTTCATAAAAGAACTTAGCGAACTTCTCTGGGTTCATCGCGATTGATAGAGACCTATGGTAACCAGCGGGGTCTTTGATTAATCCCTGCTCATCTAAAAACTTCGATATGAAGTTCATAGGAGAAGAGTTTTGAGTCTTGACCTCAGACGCATCAGCCGGAATGAAGGTGAGCTTTTTCTCTCCAATACTGAAATCAAAACCTTTGAAATCAGGCGAAAAAAGCTCCTCTGTCTTTTTCTTGAACCATTCACTCTTACGCTGAGCCTCTTGCTGTTCACCAGATGCTCTGTCTAGGTACTCTTTGTACTGTTTATAATCTTCTGTCTCAATCGGCGAGTTCACGGTTGACTCAACAGGAACCCTATATTGCTCCTTAAGACCATTGAAGTATTTCTTAGCCTTCGCAACTTCACGCTTCTTGGCGGACTTCCTCTTCTTGATTGTGTCTGCGTCATCCGCATCCTCATCATATCCGAATTTCTCCGACAACAAGTCAGCTACGTCTTCCCGCTCGACAAACTCTTCAGTAGCTAACGTGTACTCAGTAAGCAACTGGTCAGCGTCAACCTCATCATAGTTCCTGTTCAGCTTCACATAGTCCTCCATGCCACGCCCTGTCTCCTTCTTGTAACGGAAAAAGGCAGCGACATCCTCTGGCATCTGCTCCTGCTGCTTGGCTTCAAACAATTCATCGAGGGTCTCGATAGGCTTTTTGTACCTTTCTTTGATAAATGAAAGAACGTCATGCTCCCCAATCTCTTTTTTCTCTGGCTGCGGATCGGGAGCAGGGTCCGCCGCCATATTTTGTTCTAGCTCCTTCTGAGCCTCAACTTCTCTTTCTTGGATAGAAGGGGCTTTCGCCTCTTCATCAGTCAATATCCTTACTTTCATAGTATATTAAATTTTGCGCAAATATATAACAATTTCTACCGAGGGCTAAATTCTGCTAAATCGAACCCGTCAAGGCTGTCTTCATTGCTCTCAAACGACATAGGCGGCAAGTTATTCTTACGCTGGTCTATCAGCTTAGACTGCTGCGTATTCTGTATGCCGATGCGCTTAGCCTTCTCTTCCTCTTTATACCCCTCACGCTGTTGCAGCATATCACTCTGCATCTTACCCAACTCTAAGTTGTACTGGAACTCCCTCTCCATAAGCACGGCCTTTTGCTGTGCCTCCGCTTTCATCCTCTCAATAGCAAACGCAACCTTTGCCTGCTCAATACGTATCTCCGCCTGTGCCTCAAGCTCTATCTTCTGCATAGCCGACTGCGCAGCCATGCGCTGACTCTCCATCTGCCCCTGAACCTGCATCTGCTGCTCCTGCATCTTAAAGGCTCGGTCCGACTCAACCTTCTGCTTACGCTTAATCTTCAGTAGCTGATTAGCCAGCTTGGTGTTCCTAATCTCACGGATGTCAATGGCATCCTCTAAGTTAATATCCCCCTTCTGCAAGGCCATCTGTATGCTCGCCTCCATCTTCTCGCGTTCTTCAGCATCCGGAGACACCTCAATGAAAATGCCGAAGTCATAGATGTACAAGTCCTTTAATACCTCAAGAATAGTCACGTTGTACCTGCCTATCTGACCCATAAACTCATCACGGAACGGAGCATACTCAAGAATATCAGCAACACGACATGCTAGTCCTTCAGATATTGTCTTTGTGATATACAGCGATGCATCAAGAATATGTCGCGTAGCAGTATTGGAGTTGAGGGCCGCAAGTTTCTGAACGCCAACCAGTGTCCTCGAGTCAGGGACGGTAGCATCACGGGCTTCATTAAGACCGGTGACGGCCCTAATCATGTCCATATAATGGTTGTAGTTCGCAATAAGCGCCTGTAGCTTCTGACCACCAGAACTTGTCGTCAACTCCTGAATCGGAATGCGAGCGTGGTTGAACTCCCCGTCTTGAGTGAAGCTACGGCCAACGACACTACCCGTCTGAAAGTACAGCCTCAGCGCATCCTCAGGAGTGTACTTCCCGCCCGTTCCCAAGTCAACTTCATTGATGCCGTCAGCGTCGATGAATACACCATCAGGGACAACACGAGCGATGACCTGCTGCATCTTCAAGTGGGTGAGCTGTATCAAGTCAACGAATGGTATCATCCTGCGTACCAACGACTCAATGTTCCCCTTGTACATTCTGGGGGCACACGCCACATAGTTAGGCATGGCATTTTGAGAGGCTGACTTAGGACGGACCATATTCTCCATCATCTGCCATCGCAGCATAATGTTCGTGCCCATCACCATAACGCCTTCATACCACACCTCAATAGTCTTTATGATGCGCTCAAAGCCCTGCTCCTCCATCATCTCAACAGGAGGGTTGAAGTTCTCGTCCTTCTCAATGACACGAGAACCGCCCATCTCCGTGGTCTTTTTCTTGTATACGAAGGTGTGCGTAGTCTTATAGTTGAAGAACAGCAGCGTAGCAGTGTCGTTCCTGAACAGGCTGTTATTGTAGAACTGCGCTACATTGTAGTAGTCATACCAATTTTGGCTATACTTACTAATCTCCTGCATCTGCTCAATAGTCAGATTCGGGTCTAACTTAGTCAGCTCAGAGATAGGAACGGTCTTAACTTCCCCCCAGTAGAAACAGTCTCTGAAGTATGGGTCTTCCGTGTAGCTGTAGACCACATTCGCAGGGTCTACATACTGAACCCTAACGCCATCACCAGGGTTGAACTCATGCTTCGAGATGCCGATACCGAGAACCATAAGGTCGTACTCAACTCTCCTGCGCACATCTTGATATCTGCTGTCCTCAAGTATGGTATTCAACGCCTCCTCTTGAGCAATCTCAACGGAAGGCTTATAGTTCATCTCCATAAACAGCTGCAACTCATCATCGTTCTCCGGCAAGTCAGCAGGGTTGACAGTCCATGGGTTGACGCCAAAGTTCTGCTGAGCAGCCATCAAAATATCCTTACCGGCCATCTGCACCTCAACAGACTCCTGAAAGTCACGGCGCTTCTGAATAGACGCAGAGTCCTGAGCCCTCGCCTTGACCTTGAACAGCCTGTCCCCCATGCCATTCACCACAATGTCAACGAACTTAGGCAACACAGGAACCGGAGTCCAGTCGAGGTTCATGTACGACAAATCGCCATTAATAGCGAGTTCGTCCTTGTACTTCTGAACAGACTGCTCGCCACGCGCATACAAACGCAGTCGGTGCATGTCTCTCCATTGAGAGTAATACCTTGCAGAAGAAGAGTCTTTTCGGAACCACTCATACTGAATGGCCTGACCGATCCTTAGTCCAAACTCTTGGGTGCCCTTCTCAAGGTCGGACACATACTGGTTTGGGAATGACGTAGGATTGATTATTGGTTTATCCATTCTTCTCTATGCGGCTGAAGGAACTCTCATTATTATATCTGGCAAAGTTAATACTTATTTTAGATGACTTAAATTCTGGCACATACAGGTGCTTCTGATTGGCCATAACCGCCAACCCAGAGCTTATAGACGCATCGTGCTTAGTCCTGCTATTGATGTCAAATGCAGCCCAGTCCATCAGCGTCTTATTGAAATACATAGACCCACAGTCGTCCGGGTCCCTATACGTTCCCTCAATGTCGAACCCCACATGCTTCTCAATATAAGACTCGATAGCAGCAGCGTGAGCCTGCTTCACATCTTCCGATGTGTTCGGAATGCCGCCAAGTTCAATCTCCGTTTTAGACAACTTCGAGATGTGCTTATCAGGTCTATTCAGCGAGAACGCCCTGTACCCCCTGTTCTTAAAGTGGTATAGCAACCTCGGCTTGTTGTTCTCGGCAAGAACAGGCATCCCATAAAAGACGCATGCCATCAAGACATCCTCGAAGAATATCTCGGCAGTCTGCGGCCTAGCGATGTACTCCAAGAAGAACATGTTACTTGGCGCATCATCCACATTAAACTTAGTCAAGCCGTGCAACGCTCCGTTAGAGCCACCTCCTCCCACAACGCCAGATATGTCGTAAGAGTCGCATCCAAATGACCCAATGTGCTCATTCCCCGGTAGCTTCCTGCCGTTTCGGTCTATGACTCTATTCTGAAGATTCGCAGGCGGTATCCAGCTGACCAAAAATCGCCCGCTCTTGTTTGGCGTCCATATCACACGACTGTCTTGGATGCCGTTCTCCCAATGGAACGAACCTCTCGTCAATGTGGTGTTAATCATAATGCCATCATTGAAGTCAATCTGCTGATATATCTTAGTTAAATTGAACAGCGACATACGGCTCTCATCACGGAATGCATGCGACTCTGTGCGAGGGAACTGCCGATAAAACTCATTCAGCGCATCCTGGTCCGACTTAAGCGACTGAACCTCGTTCTCC